CTACCGACTCAGCAGTACCAGAAACTGAGATTTTCTTCTTAAAAATCTGAGTTACGTTCATCTGCCGTTTAACTTCCAAGGCAGCAGCATCAGCTTCAGTACCTACTACGGTTCCTATGTTAGCTGCTGTATCACCTTCCACATCACCTGTTTTTAGCTGTTCTGGTGCTAAATCATCCAAGAACCATCCAACTTCGATATTCTTAGTTGATGACCTCTTGGATAGAGATAGCATAGGTGTTTTAGTCGGTGCTAGGTTATAAATAATATCTGCAAATTCTTCTTTTATCTGCTTTTGGGGTACGTTTTTTGTATCCCCAGCATATGTAGTTGTCCTAATCATACTTACCTCCCAGTAAGAAATTCTTGCATGGCCATTTCACCATCTGCCCTACTACCAGTAGTTTTTAGCCTACCGATAGCTGAGTTTTTCTTTGATAAGAACTGACCTTTGCTGTTCCTACCGAAAGACATTGACGGTTGACCTGCCACTTTTGTTGTTTTAACTCCTGTACTCATATCAAACATCCTGGCCTTATGAAGTGCTTTGAACATACTAGGGTCTGTAGATTGCAATAATTGCTGTCTACTTAGACCTGTACTTACTCCGTAATCTATAAGTTTGTAATAAGTTTCGTTATTCCAATTCTTAAAGGTACTTTGTAAGTTCCGTATCGCTCCTTGAGCGGCCACACTTCTTTTGGCCTGTACTTGTTCATTTACTTGTTGAAAGAATTGCTTGGCCTGGTCCTCAGTACGCCTTAGATTATCTATGGCGGCATGATAATTAGCTTGGTGTTTTATGTATTCAACAGGTGCTTCGTTCGCCATCCGTTGCCAATCTACACCCTCGTAATTTACGACCTCATCTCTAGCAGCTTTTGTTAAAAGTCCCAGTCCTGCGGCATATTGCTTTTGCATTTCCTGAGTCTGGGATGCCAGTTGCTCAGTCTGCTTACGCTTTTGTGCCAGTTCTTGGGTCTTTTTAGTGTAATCTTGGGATTTCATAAATCCCTCTTTCCACTCTCTAGCTGGCCTAGCTATTCCATCAATCTCAATAAGTGCTTCTAAGGGTCCGGCCCCGGTGTCTGCACCATTTTCACCTTCTGCTTGATAAGGTTGGTCTGATGACTCCTTAAATTCTAGCAGTTCGCCTTCTGTTGTATGAGTAGGTTGTCCTGTAACCTTCGGAGCACTTGGAGTTCCCTCTGTACTCTCTTGGTTAAGCAAGTTCTGCATACTCTTACTAGATTCATCAATAGACTCCGTTGGTTTTGCCGCAGGTTGGTCTACTACTGTAGTTTCCATTATAATATCCCCTTTTAAAATATCCACATTATTTTGTGGTTTATGTCATTTTTTATTCTCTTTAGCCATATCACCTTCATTAATCATCCCATGTAATTTAAGTACGAACATATCTATACCATGTTTCATATAGGCTATTTTATCCCGATTCAATTTGTCGTCATTGGCGAAAATTCTGACTATTAGTTCTTCGGTTATCTCCGAGAATACACGCTCTATTATAGGGTGTTTTAATAGCTTTTTAGCCTCATCACCATCACCTACTTTGTCCTTATCCGTTCTTTTATCTTCCATTTGGTACTCCCAATCTCCATCTGACCCATGCTGCCTTCTTATCTTTGAGGTTATAACTGTCTATTTCTGCCCTTAGTGAAGCTACCTCCTTCTGAAGTTTAGCTATAAGTTCGTCCTTTTCTATAATATCGTCTTTCTTAGCAATTCTTGCTCTGTTCGGAATCCTTTTAATATCCTCATCTTTAACTCCAGCTTTCTTCCTGACATTGGGTAATTTATTAATATCACCCTTAATTTCTATACTCATATACCAGTACCTCCTGCTCGTTTAATTGCTAGTTCTTCTTCTGCTATTCTTATTTGTTCTCGTTTATACCAATCATCTGTTCGTGCCATTTTCTCTTTAATCCTCAGGTCAGCCGCATCTTTTGCCAGTTTATCGGTATGTTCTTCCTGAGATAGCTGAATCTTAGTTGTATCCTCAATATGCTGATTTTTTGCCTTCTGTTCATTGGTTTGAGCACTTGCCATTAGTGATTGTGCTTGTGCCTGTTTCAGATTCGCTTCTAGGGTCATCATACCGTCTTGTAGCTGCATTTGACGTTTCTGAATCTCATTCTGTGCTTGCATAGCTGCTTGATACTGAGGAGAGGCAGGATTCATTAATAGATGGTCCCTACAGTCTATATTCATATATTCCATCATCTTCATCATCAGAACATACTGCTGTTCAGTACCGTAATTTACCATTAGGCCTGGAGTTTGTCTTAGTAGGTTGTGGACCATCATAAGACTATTAATCTGCTCCTTCTGTTCCATAGGGGTCAGAGCAACCCTAATGGACATATCCAATCTCTGTTTGAAGGTAGCAGGGTTTACAGGTATAAATTGACCACTTAATTGGACAAATTTCTCCGTCTTATCATAGGTCATACCTATTCGGTGAATGGCTATTAGAAGTGGTTTTAAGGTGTTTTCAGCGAAATGCTTGGCAAACATCATTAGTCTGCGGTTAGCGGCAGTAGTTAGTGCCTGAATGGTATCAAAGCTGTTCTGTTTAGATATGGCATCCTTCTCCATACCCTGAGCCAGTCTTGTAGCACCAGTAGCTTCTTCCTTATCACCTTCCAACATTTCCAGAACTTGGAAGGAAGCTGGGTTTAACTGGGTGATAGGTAAAGGCATTACAGCATCCATCTTGGTTACATTGACTATAACTCCAGGCCTATTATCCACTAGGTCCTTGGGATTTCTAATAAACCCTAGGTCTGCTAGGTATCTACCAGTATTGGTTGCCACCATGTTGTCAATAATTTGACGTTCGATAGTTGATTTGGACTTCTGTATACCCCAAATAACATCAGGGATAGATAGTCCATGAAACTTGTATGGTTGAGGATATGGGGTAAATACCTCTAAAGGTATCTCCTCCACCTGTTCCATACCAAGTATCTCCTCATCAGCATAGAATAATTGCCATAACTCCGTTATACCATCCCCATCCATGTCTATCTTCCGATATACTTCATAAACGAGTGTTGTACGCCTGTCCTTGGCAGAGTCATTCCATATATCTTTAAAGGTCCCATCATGTTCGTGTCTAGCATCTACTTCCGCCCTATCACGCCATTCTAGCTGGGTATCACCAAAGGATAGTTCATCTATGGTTTCAGCATCCCATCCCATTTCCAAACATTCACTTTTTGTCATTCTGTTTCTAATGGCACAGAACTTTGTATTCTTTAAGTCCTCAGCATTGTCCTCTATGATGAAATCCTCAGGTTTGATATTCATTATATGAACGTGTGAGGTATCCATCATTCTGGTGATTTCACCTGAAAAGACCATTATCTGTTGCATACCTACTGGCTGCATATTAGGCTGTTGTCCCTGTTGCATAGGAGGTCCACCCTGCATAGGGGGAACACCTGAGGAACCTTGAGGTGGAGCACCTGTAGGCATAGGAGGAGCACCCATTGGAGGTCCTCCTTGAGGTGGCATCCCCTGCGGTGGAGCCTGTGGGTTCATTGGTGGGGCTTGTTGTGGATTTGGTGGTGGAGTAGGTCTTGCACCCCCCATTTGCGTAGGTGGGGCGTTTATTGGTTGATTCTGAGGCACAGGCTGACCGGGGGCCATTATCGGAACATTCTTTATAGTCTGCTGATAGTTTCTAAGTTCTACATTTGGGTCCGATAATAGAGCTTGAAGTTCATCTTCCTCTATCTCATCAAATCTCTCTATGGAGTAGGATTTTTCCTGCTTCCACCACCGTTTTATAAGCCCATTCTTGGCTATAAACCCGTCATGGAAAGCATCATGTATAATCTTATAACCATTGTTTTCTCGGTAGAATACATGGTTTACATAGGCAGTTGCCTGTTTAGCTGGATAGTAATCTTGGACGTTTATTGGCGTGAAATAGACCACATTTTCGTTTTGGGTGAAAGTTTCCAGACAAATTGACTTAGCGGTTTCGACAACATTGAATACGTCCTTGGAAACGTGCTGGGACTTTCCTTCAGGACCTGCACCAATATCGTCACCGTAGTAATACTGGTAGCCTCTCGCTCTCTGCTGTGAAACATACGACCTGTCAAAATCTTCTGCTTCATCTATATCCCTTTGTATTAAGGCGGATAATTCCTCCCTAGTTAGTGGCTCTCCCTTCTCAGAAACCTTCTCACTATAATCACCTTCTAAATTCATTATTCACCACCTAATAGTTTAGCTCAGGGTAGAGTACACCTGTATACTCCTGACCCAATTCAGATTTTTTTTGACCAAATCTTGGCACACTTATAACAGCATATCTGGTAGCATCCATCAGGTCATCCCCATCTTTGACGATTTTACCATTTCTAGGATTCCTATGATACTTTCTATACTCGTCAAACCACTCATGAAAATGCTTAAACACCTTTAATCGTCCTTCTTGCATCCGAAGTTCTAATTCCATAATTCCCGGCTCAACAAAATTAGTGTCGTCAGGATTAGAAAAGGGTCTATACATATTAACTCCAGCGTCCACATAATAGCTTTTAAGGGTTTCACCAGAGCCTTTTTCACGATTTTCCCCATCATGGGGATATATTACCCTAATTTGTTTCTGTTTTTTATAAATTCTATGGGCGTGTTGAGGAGGAACCTCATTACTTGCCCGGAATCCGTCATATATATAGATAACATCCCTATCCACATCATGGGCAACGAACACACAGGCGAAGGGGTGTCGAATACCAAAATCACAGGCAGCTAGTAGTCTGAAATGGTTAGGTATCTCAAAAGGGTCTATTAGTAGTTCATCTTCTGGTGTTTTGAATACTTGGGTATCACCGAAGTTAGGGATACCTTGGGTTTTAGCGGATATTAGGTGTCTGGGGATGGCCTTTAGTAGTTGTTGCTTGGTTTTCTCATCTAAGTGGGGTGCTCTATCCCATCCTACGGTCATAACGAACTGGCCATCTGACCTCTTATTCAAGAGCATATCGACCAGTTCCGTTACGCCATTTTCAGGTGTAAACGTAAGCACCACAAAGCCCCCTTTATTCTTGTTCCCAGTTGCAGTTCTGGCAAGACATTCGGCATAGAACTTCATAGGGTCATAGCTAGGTTCCTCATCTATCATAATCCAATCTAGGGACATACCACGAATAATGGCCGGACCCTGTTCGTATGAACGGAAAAGTAGCTTACTATATCCGCCATTTTTGTGCTTAATATGAATCTCTTTCAGTAGGTTTTTAGTACCTGTGGATGTAATATATGGACCCAATTTCTCGGTAGGTATGAGTCCTTGACCCATAAACTTACCTTCCAACAGGTCAATTTCACCAATTAGCTTATATTGAAGCACATCCCTTATCTGGTCCCCGGTGATTCCACAGGCCATAGCGGTAATAGCACCGTCAAATCGGTATCCGTCATACCAATGGGGATAGTCCCCAGTTAGGTGATAGGAGAGCATAGAACAGGAAATCTCGGTTTTACCAACCCTATTAGCGGCAAAAAGTGCCAGTTGCTTGTTATCCTTAGTGGCTTCCACGAAATCAACCTGCCACTTATATGGGGCAAACCATTCAATAGAACGGTGTTTTTTGGCGGCCTTTAGTTCAGACTTGAGTTTTTCATACTTCTCAAGACCAAAACCCAACATTTCATCAGTATCATCAGGACCTTGGTTCATCTAATATCCTATATACCTTCTTAGCTTTCATCTTAAACAGGTATTTATATACGGTGGAGGAATTTATCCCCATTTGGAAGGCTATTTCCTTAGGTGGAACGTCCTGATTTACCAGTTGCTTGAACCTTTCAACGTCTATTTTTTCGTATCTGAATAGGTATGGCTTCTTACAATGAGGACATTTCATATTTCTCCTGTTTATCCTGACAATCTAGCCTTTCTTGACCTTCGTATCTATCACAGTAGGTCTTATCTATAAGGTGATGGTGGCCATGTCCATGATGGTGTCTACGTCTGGACCTACCCCAAAAGGGTCCATGACAACTTGTAACCAGTAACATAACAATACATAACTTAATCATCTAAACCTCCTATGCTTTCCCCTTTGGTTTTTCTCTCATGTGCAGTATTCCTGCTGGTCTGCCGGGTAGTGGCCTCCTATTTCCAGGTTCTGGCTCAGGACCCTGCTCTATAAGAGGTCCGTATGGTTTCGCCTCCTGTTTCGCCTCCTCCTCAGCCAGCCAATTCTTCATATACTGTTGAACAATATGCTCTATCTGGTTCTCAGGAGTACCCCTCTGCCGCAATAACTCCCTTGCCTTATTCATCCTTGTATAATTAGGGTCAAACTTAGGTATATCGTTTGGGTCCATATCTCCTCCTACTCGTCTATTAACTCCTCTATCTTATCTGATGGTACACCAATCTCTTTTAACTCATTAACAATTTCACTTCTGGTCCTCGGTTTAACCTCCAGCTTATGGGTCATTTCTATCTCAGACTTGGGATTCCACCTACCTCTAGTCCTTAAGAAGAAGATAATGGAGTTATTATCCCCATTCCTTATCTTTTCCATCAATTTACCAGTCACCATGGCAATACATTCAGCAGTTCCAGTTTCAATGTCCTGTCTATAGTGCTTCCACAGGGTAGGATTACTAATCCCCATACATTTAGCTATCTCATCATTAGGTATGCCGCCAATAACCAACATCCTTACCTTCAACCTAGTCCACTTAGTAGGATGATGCCCTGACATATTAAGCTGGGGAAATCTCGGAAGCTGTCGCTCAACCCTAGGTAGCTTCATATCTGGGTCATAGAACTGATTAACATACCTTGGGTCCTCAATATCCTTAACCAAATCATCTAAACTACCCATCTTAGCTTCGGTATCAATCACTATTCCAACATCCTGCTCTAGGGGAACATCCAATATATTAGCAATATGCTTATATTTGGTAATACATTCACCACTTATCAACTCTCCGTTACATACCTCACACCTCATAACTCGCTTCGCTCCCTCGGCTAAACCGAATAAATCTCCATTTTTTAGAACTTAAGTCGCTGTAAGTACCCGTTACCCCATATAGGGTATATCATAGCTTTTCCATCATAGTTCACCTATGAACTCCAATTCTTTATTTATAGACCATTCGCTAACATTGATTGTTTTTCTGCCTGAGTAAATAAACCATGAAGGCTCAACACCTGTAATTTTTGCTGTTATTAAAAAAAGTACGTCTGACTCTGGGAAATACCAAATCTGACCTTCCTTAATTTTCACTCCACAATCTCCCAAGTTGATATGTTATGATACCAATATCTTGTTGATATCTTTTGATACCAACTCACTCCTAAGTGCTTGCTTAGCTTCATCTGCGGTCATTCCATAACCTCCCAACCATTAGAACACTCATAATTAAGGTCAATCATCTGGGCATCTGG